TGCCGTCGTGCTTGCGGTAGAGCGACGGGATGATGAAGTCGGCCTCGGTCTTGTCGGCCGCCGTCGGCACGCGCACGCGGTGCATGATGCCGAGGAAATCGATGCCGTCGTATTCGGAGCCGGGGTTGTTGATGAGGGTGTTCCGCGCGCCATGCGCCAGCAGGAAGGACAGCTTCATCATGCCGCCCTATGCGTTGTATTGCCAGCCCGTGCGGCATACTCTATCTTGTGCATCGCGGATCTCTCCCATTCGCATTGTCTTGTCTGTCTGTCGACTAACTGGCCCCGGCCGCGATCCTCCCCGCGACCGGGGCCTTCTTTTGTTGCCCCCGCATGCAACGCTGCGGCACACGGGGGCTTAGTCAAAAGGGATGTCGTCCCCCAGCACCTCGTTAAGAGGCTTCGACGGCTCTTGCACGCGGGCAGGAGCGGCGGCCGGTGCAGGCGTCGGGCCGAAGTCGTCGAAGTCGCCCTTCGGCGCGCTGTGGTCGAGGTCGAAATCGTCCAGGCCGCCGTCGCCGTAGATCGGCTTGGTTACCTGGACGGTGTCGAGGATCAGGCTGATGCCGCCCTTGCCTTCCGGGTCGACGGCCGGGAAAGCCCACGCGCGGATGCTGCCGACGGATCCCGACCAGATGGCCAGATCGGCCAGCGGGTTCTTGGCCCCGTCGATGACCTTCGGCGGGGTGTTGGCGGTGCCGTCGCCCTTCGTCCCCGTCCGCTTCGCCGCGAAGGTGACGGTCTGCCCGTCCTCGGATTTCTTCGAGCCGAAGATCTTCGTGAACGCCGGCAGCTTGGGGCTACGTGCGCGGCAGGCTTCGTAGTGCGCCTTGAGCTGCGTGTGCAGGGCGCGGGCCTCTTCGACGGGGACGGTCCACGAGATGGACCATGCAGCACCCTGCGCCGTGGGCGGGCAGGCTTCGGACTGCTGCTTGCCGGTGTTGAAGCGGTAGGTGCCGTTCAGCTTCGGGTAGACGAGCTTCACGTTCTTGCACAGGACTTTGTAGAAGTCGGAGTTGTCTGCCATCGGTCTCTCCTTTGTTGGCAGTGGGGTTAGATGTCGTCGTCGGCCATGAACCACGCGGGCTGCCCGATCATGTTGATCTCGGGCCAGCCGGTGGTGTAGTCGCCCTTCTTCTGCGCATCGCGGATCTTGATCAAGGTCGCCGTGATGGCAGCGTCGGAGGCATTCAGGTAATCGGGGTCGATCTCGTGGCAGCAGCAGGCGAAGGGTGCCTCCTTCTCGATCGCGAAGAAGACGAAGCGTTCGGCCTTGAAGCCTGCTTCCTGTAGCACGCGCAGGTAGAACGCGGCCTGGAGATTGTAGCCGTAGTTGTGCACGTCGCGGGTGAACTGGCGCGGGCTGGCGCTGGCGCAGGTCTTGAGGTCGATGACCAGCCCGTCCTCTTCGATGTAGATGTCGGGTCGGCATTTGATCTCGACGCCGGTGACGTGATCTTCGGCGAAGAAGCTGGCCTCGTGGATGCGCGGTCGATCCATCCATTCCGGCATCTGCGTTATGGCGGCGTAGGCGACGTTCTTCGCCAGCTCGTATTCGGCCTCGGGCAGGAGGATGTAGCCGTCGAGATCGGCGGCGAGCTTGGCATCCTTCCAGGCGTTGCCGCGCCGGTCGCCGGGGCCGCAGCGGACGAGATCCTTTTCCGGCTCGAGGACGAGTGCATGCACCGCCGACCCGAGGTCGAAGGCGGCCGACTCTCGGCGCTGGCTGAGTTGCCAGTGGGCCAGCGATTTGTTGAAGACGGTCTTCACGTCCGAGCTGCTGATGGCAGGGTGGGCGTGGTAGGCTTCGTTGGTCATGTCGTGTCGGGTCATTGATCGTCCTCCAAGAGGCTGAAGTTGTCGAGGCTGTCGGCCTTGCGGCTGTCGATGACCAGATCGACGCAGGCCCGCGCGCCCTCGACGGCCGGGCCGCTGACGAACTTCCGATGGCCTTTAAGTTTGTGCGGCCAGAAGTCGAAGGTGATTCCGCGCTCGGCGTCGACGATTTGCAGGTGCCACGGGTTTCTGCCTTGCGGGTCTGCCCATCGCAACTCCCCCCATAAACCTGCGTTTGTCATGGCCTCGTAGAACCGCAGGCAGTTGTTCAGCTCCCTGCCGTCGGTATAGTAGAGATCTCCAATCGTGATCATCTCTTGCTCAATCCATAGAGGGCTATCAGGGCTGCTTCTGCTCGGCCGTCGTGCTTCGCCAGTCGCCATTGGTCGGCGCAGTCGGGCCAGGTTATCGACGCGAGGTGGCGGCTGGCTGCCTTGTCTGAGGACAGCCGCATGCTCTTCTTCCATGCGTGCGGGTCGACGAGGCGGGTCGGCACGCCGGCAAAATTGAGGCAGGCGAGCAGGATGCCGTAGCCCTCCGCGATGGTGGCAACATGTCGCACCCCGATCTTGTGCGGGTAAAACGGCCGCTCGACCCACGCGATATCGATGCGACCGATGTCTGAGAGCAGCTCGCGGCGGCCGTCGATGGTGTCGGGCATGTCGTGGGTTGTCACCTGCCATTCGTCCACGTCGAAGACCGCGAAAGCCCCCTGCTTGCCTGGGTCGATGCCGAGTATCCTCATGAGTCATGCCTTTCGAGATAGAGCGTCAGCGCGCGCAGGTCGCTTTCGGTTGCCTCTTGCCGGCGTGTCATCAGCCGCCAGAGCCTGGCGTAGGGGATGCCCGAGGCGGCCGACACGACGGTGAGCCGCCGATCGCCGAGCCTCTCGCGCAGGGTGTCCATCGTGTGAAGCATGGCGTCTCTCCTTCGACGGGCACCTTACGGGCCTCTCGCGGGCTTGGCAACACGCATCGTGCAATTTTTTTCGCAGGACATGTAATTGACTGTTGACTGTGCGGAGGGTGGGTGTATGGTTGGACACATAGAGCAACGGGCACAGGCCCACAGAGGAGAGACCGAGATGACCAACCTTGAAGCAGGAAATGCCCGCTGCATGGAAGCAGACGCAGCTATGGCTGCGGGCGACTACCAAGCCGCAGCACGCGACTACACGCTCGCCGCCGAGCAGTTCGAAAAGGTCTGGTGGCAGATGCACGGCACCATCGCCAGCCCAGATGCACGCAACATGCGTCAGATGGCTCGCGCCGCGATCCAGAAGCGCAACGCATAACCGGCGGGGGCTTCGGCCCCCTCCACCATCCACGGGAGAGACAAGATGACCGAGATCGACCACCTCAAAAGCAAGATCGCCAAGCAGCGCAACGAGATCGCGCGGCTTGAACACAAGGTCGCCCAGTTGGCGGCTGAAAAGCTGGAGATGCACCGAGACATGCTGATGCTGAAGATCAGGCTGGGAGAGTGACATGCGCGACAAGTTCATCGAACGGACCGTCGTCCTCGACGGCGGCATCTACGAAGACCAAGAGGCCACCGCGACGTTCGCGCTCGGATATGACGACACGCTGCATTTGTTTTCGATCGAGGTCGACGGCTGCGTGTTTCAGGTCGACGTGATCGAGCGGCAGATCGGCGAAGACGCGATCAAGCGCATCGTCAAGCATGTGCGCGATTGGTGGGACTATGAGGGATACGACAACTGGATCGACAGCATTGAGTCTGACCGCGCCGACGCGCGTTACAAGAGGGAGAGAGACTATGCCTAAAGACGACCTCGGCCGCATGGCCCAGCATTTCGAACACCTGCCGACACCGAGCGACCGCCCGCCGCTGCGCTGGCTGCTGCTGGCCGGCATCGTCGGCGGCCTGTCGGCCACGGTGCTGCCTTGGGTGGCGGCGATCATCATCGCGGGGGCTTGGTGATGACCGAGGAACAGCTAGGCCAACTGATGCAGGCCACGGCCCGCCGCGAGGGTCACAAGCCGGCCCTGCCAGAGATCAGCCAATTCTCGGCGCATCTGCAAAGCTCGGCCGACGTGAGGCGCAGACGGCTGGAAACCGAGGTGCATGAGGCTATGACGGAGATCGGCCGCCCGACGACGCCGAGAGAGATCCTGTCGATGCTTGATGACGCCAGCGTCGATCATGTGCAGAACGCGCTGCGCCGGCTGAAATCGCGCAAGATCGTGAAGACCGTCGTCGTGACGACGAAGCGTGTGAACAAAACGATGTGGGGGCTGGCATGAGCGCGATGAGCGTAGTGATCCTGACGGTGACAATGTCCACCAGCTTCGGCACGCACATTGGCCTCTATGCCGAAATGTCTCACTGCCGGGCAGCGATGGACATCATCGCCGACGAAGACCCCGGAGCAGTGGTCAGATGCGAGCCTGTCGTGCTGCGTGAGCCTGTGCCTGTGCCGCCGCCGAGGCCGGACAACCTGACGCGGAAGGTGCAGCCATGATTACCGAGGAAGAGGTCGAGCGCGCCGTGATCGAGGCTTTCAAGGCGGTGTTCAAGCGGATGGAGCAGAAGCCATGACCGACGACCTCCGCATCCAGCTTCAAGAGCAGGCGCGACAGGCTCAATTCTGGCGCGCCGAGGCCGAGCGGTGGCAGAAGCTGTGGGAGCGAGCGGCGAACCGCCTGCTCCAGGTCGACCCGGAGTTCAACCGGGCGACCTTCATCACCACGGCCGAGCAGGTTCGCAAGCTGGACCAGGTGCTGGGTGACAGCGCGTG